TCGGCACCAAGCTGAAGACGGTGGGTGAGGTTGACAACAAGCCGTTCGAGAACATTCAGATCCAGCCCGGCCAGAGGATCATGGAGGCGCTGGAGACCTATGCGCGCCCGCGCAACATCGTGATCGGCTCCGACGCCAACGGTGGCCTGCTGGCGATAGGCGAGAACCAAGCCACCTCGACCGGCGATCTGATTGAGGGCGTCAACATCCTGCGCGCCAATGCAGCGGTGCGCGACCAGCATGTCTACAAGAAGATCTTTGTGATCGGTCAGACCAACGGCAGCAACAAGGCGTATGGCGACAGTCAGAACAAGCAGATCGCCACCGAGGACGGCACCTCGTCGCGTAACCGCCATCAGGTGATCCCGATGGAGTTGGCGGACGACATGCACGGCGTCAAGCGGCGCGCGATGATGGAGAAGGTGTTCACGCAGGGCAGTGAGTTGGAAGTGCAGATTACGGTGCAGGGCTGGTTCAAGAACAACAACGAGAGCAACGATCCGTGGAAAGCCGGTGAATATTATACCGTAAAATCTCCGATGCTGATCATGGATGAAATCCTTGGCTGTGCCGGCTGCAAGTACGAACAGACCAACGGCGGCTCCACCACGACGATGACGCTGGTCAAACCGATCCACATGAACGGCAAGGTCAACATGCGCGATGCTGCGACGAAAACCGCGCAGGTAGATCGCGACCGGCAGCAGCAGCTTGAACGAATGTCACCGAGTGATTTGTGAGGCGAGCATGCATCGTAACAGTCTAACCGATATGGCCGGCAGGATCATGCACCACGCGGTGCGGCTGACCATGAACAAGGCCAACGACAATCCGATGATGCAGGAGCTTTCGTTCGACGGCATGGTGAAGGAAGGCCGCAAGATCGTGGAGCGGATGCAGACCTTCGGCATGACGACGATGCCAATGCCGCGCGATGACAAAGGCGGGCAGGGTGGTGGCGAAGGCAATCAGAAGGGGCCGGCGGCGGAAGGCATCGCGCTGTTCTTGGGCGGCATGCGCAATCACCCGGTGGTGATCGGCGTCGATGACCGCCGACACCGCCCGATGGGTCTGAAGGCCGGCGAGAGCGCGCAGTATGATCATCAGGGGCAGATGACGCTGATCCGCAACAACGGCCTGTTCATGGTGTCGCTCGATGATGAGGGCGAAGGCCAGCAGCCCGGAGCGGTGATGCTGCGCGATGCCGAAGGCCGGGAGACCGGGCAGAGCGAGCAGAAGGAGCGCATGGTCTCGCTGCGTCACGTCTCAAAGCAGAAACAGGATCGCGAGAAGGGTGGGACGCCCGAGGCCAACCTTCGGACGTGGGCTGCAGCCGGCGTCGATACCCATCGGCTGTCAGCCGAGGAGCGCGCGGAGAAGGAGCGTGCGCCGAACCATGAGGACTACAAGCACGAAGGTGAGGACGACAAGGTCAACACCGAAATCCGCTGCACCAAGGGCAAGATCGAGTTTCGATCCGGCGACACCGTGGTCGGCTATTACGATAAGGCAGCGGAGACTTGGTACTTCAAAGGCAAGATCGTGACGCTGGAAGCGGAGACGCGCGTCGAGACGGTCGGCAAAACCTATCTCGGCCTCGACGCCAAGAATGACAGCGGGCCGAAGGTGGCGACCGAAGGCGGGCTGGCGAAACAGACATGGGCAAAGGTGTAGGCGTTGATCAATGGCAAGTGATGTCCGCTATCTGCAGCAACTCAGCTTCCCGTCCTATGCGGTGCAGCTTGACTGGATGATGTCGGACCAGAACCTGATCATGGACGGCTATGACCTGCAGAGCGCGGTGATCGTCGCACTCGGCACCGATGCTTTGGCCCCGCCGGACGAACCGCTGCCTGATCCTGACGCCACCGACCGGCGCGGCTGGTGGGGCGATCTGGATGCGGAGGAGCTATGGGGCGGCTGGCCGGTCGGCTGCCTGCTGTGGCTGCTGTCGCGCGCCAAGATCACCGGGCCGATGGCGCGGCAGGGATCGACACTCGGCAAGGCCGAAGGCTGGACGCGCGAAGCGATGGCTCCGTTCACCGAGCGCCGCATCACTTCGCGCATCGACGTGCTGGCAGAGCAGATCGGCACCCAGCGCATCGACGTCGGTGTCGTGATCTATCGCGGGCCAGAGCCGGAAGTGGAATTGCGTTACAGCGAACTGTGGGAAGAGTTGGGAAGATAGCCATGCCTTGGACAACACCAACGCTGAAAGAAACCCGCCGGCTGACGCGCGATTACGTGCTGTCGCAGCTTGGCGCGAAGGTCATGATCCCGAACTCGGTGCTGCGCATCATGTCGGATGCGATGTCGGGGCTGACGCATCTCACGCTGCTGTATATCGACTGGCTGTCGAAACAGTTCCTGCCCGACACCGCCGAGCAGGAATGGCTGGATCGTCATGGCGTGATCTGGCTGGTGAATGCAGACGGCTCGCTGGGCCGGAAGGCGGCGACCTATGCCAAGGGCGCGCTCCGGTTCGAAGGCAGCGTCGCCGGCACGCTGATCCCCATCGGATCGGTGCTGACCGGAAACAACGGCGTGGAGTATCAGACCGTGACCGCTGGTGCGATCAGCAGCGACCTTGCCGGGTCCGCCAATGCGGTGGCGCTGACATCAGGAGTGATCGGAAATCTTCCTGATGGCGAAGCGCTGTTCCTGTCGCCCGCCATCGACGGCGTGACATCCGCCTTTGCGGTCGGTGACATGACCGGCGGCGTCGATATGGAAACCGACGAGCAGCTGCGCGAGCGGGTGCTGTTCCGCATCCGACAGCCGCCGATGGGTGGTGACGCCAACGATTATGTGGCGTGGGCGATGGCGGTGCCGGGCGTGACGCGGGCGTGGTGTTCGCCGCTGGAGATGGGCATGGGCACTGTCACCGTCCGCTTCATGATGGATGACGTGCGCGCCGGCAATGGCGGATTTCCGCTGCAGGAGGATTGCGACATGGTGGCGGAATATCTCGACACCCAGCGTCCCGTCGCGGTGAAGGACTTCTTCGTTGAGGCACCGATCCCCGAGCCAATCGACTTCACGATCACGAAGCTGCTCGATGACAGCGAGAGCGCGCGGGCCGGCATCGAGGCGTCGGTCACCGACATGCTGAGAATACGCGCGGCACCAGCGCATGCCGTTGATGGCGTGGCGCAGGCGGCGCAGACGATCTACGCGGCGTGGGTCAGCGAGGCCATCCTTGATGCACCGGGCGTTGATGAGTTCGCGCTGGTCATGACGGATCATTACATGCCGTCGCCCGGCCACATGGCGGTGCTGGGGTCGATCCATTATGGCTGACAGGCACGTCCGCAGATCAGGCAGTGACTACGCGCACGCATTGCTCGCGTTGCTGCCGACCGGGCAAGCGTGGCCAAGGGATATTGGCAGCGCGCTGTCGCGGACGGTGGCCGGGCTGTGCGAGTACTGGGGCTTTGTTGATGGGCGCGCGGCTGACCTGCTGGAGCGCGAGACCGATCCCCGATATACGCTGGAGATGATGTCCGACTGGGAGCGGGCCTTCGGGCTGCCGGACAAGTGCCTGACAGAACCGTTGACGATGGAAGACCGCCGCAAGGCGTTGATGACGCGCATCACCATGCTGGGTGGACAGTCGCGCGAGTTCTTCATCGCGCTGGCGGCGTCGATTGGATATGCGATCACCATCACCGAATACCGACCTTGGATGGTTGGCATTGATCGCGTCGGCATGACCGTCGATCCGTATACCGGCGAACAGCCAGCGGCAAGACTGGGTCCGCCAGAGAACCGCTTCTACTGGACAGTGCATGTCGGCCTCGCGCGGCTGACGTGGTTTCGCGTCACCGCTGGCGAGACCGGGGTTGATCCGCATCTTCGCATTGGTGTGGCGTCCGACCTTGAATGTCTGCTGCGGCGATACAAGCCGGCGCACACCGAAATCATTTTCGATTATTCGGCGAGCGACGCCTTTAGCGATCCGATGGCTGGAACACCTTAGAGAGGAAACGGCATCATGAAGTACAACCAACCCTACGGCATCGAAGACCTCGACGCGCCTTACATCAACGGTGATCCGTCCATCGGTCGTGCCGGTTCGATCCCGCCTGCGGAGAGCATCGAGTATGACCAGCGCGAGATCGTCAACTTCATTACCGCCTCTGGAATAACCCCGTCCAACTCCGATCTGAACCAGCTGGCCAAGGCGGTGCAGACAGGGAAGGTAATCTACGGCACCGACACCGGGACCGCGAACGCGATGGTCGCCGCGTTCAACCCGCCGATTGCGGCGTTGACACCGGGCTTGACGGTTCGCATCCGCAAGATCGGTTCGAAGAATACCGGGGCGACGACGCTGAATGTCGGCACCGGCGTCAACAATGTCCGCCGCGCGTCTGGCGCTGTTCTCTCCGACAACGATCTGCCGGCCAGCATCGTTGCCGAGATGATCTGGGACGGTGCGGTCTGGCAGCTGGCGAACTTCCAAGGCACCGGCGTCGCGGAGACCGTCAACAATTATGTGCTGAGCATCCCCTATGCCGTCGCCACCGGCACCGGCAACGCGATGATCGCAGCGTTCTCGCCCGACATCACGGCACTGGCTGCCGGCCTCACGGTCGAGGTGAAGGCGATTGCCGCCAACACCGGAGCGGTGACACTGCAGACCGCACCCGGTGCTTCCGTGCGCGCGGTGATCAGGCCGGACGGGACGCCGCTGCAGGCGAACGACATCGTAACCGGCACTGTCTGCCTGATGATCTACAACGGCACCGCGTGGCAGTATACCAACGACCTCGCGATCTCCAATCTGGATGTCTACAACATCACCAAAGCGCCGTTCGCTGATGTCGCGGTATTTACACATTCGGCGAACGTCACGGCACCGAGCTATGTGAACACCAGAGTGCCGCAGGCATCGATGACCGGAGGTGCCGCAGGCAACGTCTCCTTGGTTGGTGGATCATGCAAGGTCTTGGTCGCTGGCCGCTACCTCGTTGCATGCACGATGACGGTGTCCGGGTTCGCAGGGACCGAAAATACGTTCGGCCTGCTGGGTGGGGCGATCCACAAGAACGGCGCGCTGGTGGCGTATGGCGTCGGACACGCGATGCAGAACAGCGGATACACGATCAAGGAAACCTACGGTGGCAACATCGTCGCCATGGATTGCGTGGTCAACGACCTGATCGATTTGTACCTGTGGCAAACCAATAATGGCGCTACAACCTTCACGATGCGTGCGGGTGGCATGATGGAAGTTATCAGGGTGAGGTGAGGAAAATGTTCAAGCTCAGATTATCAATCGACAAGGTCTCCCTGTTCGCACAGCGCTTCCGCGACAAGGAGCCAAACAGTCCGCCAATCGCGTGGGACGGTGAGGTGCTGCACATCCCGGATGAGTTTACAGCGTCGGCAAAAGCCCTGTTCGCCAAGGGCTTCGCGCTGACGCCGGACGAGTTGAAGGCCTATGCCGCCTTCGTTCGGAGCCAGACCGAGGTCGCATCCGTCAATGTCGATGGCGAGGAGATTGCCGCTGACGACGACAGCGTGCGGCGCATCACCATGATTGCGATGCTTGAGAGCGATGCTTCATCGAAGATGAAGTTGAAAACAAAGGGCGGCAAGTATGCCGTGCTGGATGCCGCGAAGGTGGCGAACGCGATGGCGAAGCGGGTGGCCGACTGCATGAACAAGGAGGCCGACATTGATGACGCGATCTTTGCCGGCACGGTGACATCCAAGGAGCAGATCGACGCGGCCTTCAAGTCGATCAGGTAAGCGGAGACTGCCATGACGGTTTGCAACATCATCACCCGGAGCGACAGCGACTTCGTTCGCTCGTTTCGCTACAAGACTATCGGCGGGGTCGCCATCGACCTGACCGGCTCCGCGCTGGAGATGATGTGCCGAACCCAAGCGTCGCGGCCAACAGTGCATGTCGATCTGTCCACCGACAACGGCAAGATCGAACTGCGCGAGAACACCACCGACATCATCGGCGAGTTCAAGATCACCATTCCGTTTTCGGAATTGGAGATCCTGCCGCCCGACGAATATGTCCACTCGCTGATCAGGATCAGACCTGATGGTCTGCGCGAGGAGATGTGGCACGGCACTCTGACGCATACAGTGGGGCCGACGCGATGACGACAGAAGTAATCGTTGAACTTGACGCCACGCCGGTCACCATCATTGCCGAACCGGACACCGTCACCATCATCGAGGTGCCGGATCAGGGGCCGGCGGGACCGGCGGGTCCGCTGGGTCCGGTGGGTCCGACAGGTCCGATAGGACCACCGGGGCCGCAGGGCTTGACCGGAGACCAAGGCCCGACAGGTCCGGGCGGCAGCATGACCGGGCCGGGCAGTCTTTCGGTGGCTGACCGGATTGCTGTGTTTAATGGTACAACGCCAACGGTGGTGAAGGATGGCGGCAAGACGGTGGCTGAATTGGCACCGATCAACGCGCCAGCATTTACCGGCAACCCGACTGCGATCACGCCACCGCTCGCCAACAACACCACGCGGCTTGCGACCACCGCTTATGTTGATGGGACGGCGGCATTGAAACTGTCCTTGGCTGGCGGACAGACCATCACGGGTGGATTTAATCTGACGCCGTTCTCCATCGCCTCACCCGGAAGCGGCTTCACGCCGAACCCGCTGAATGGCAACTATCAGTACTTCACCAACAACGCCGCACTGACCATCACCGCGCCGACGACGGATTGCGCGATGGACATCATGATGACCAATGGCGCGACCGCTGGCGCGGTGACCTATTCCGGCTTCACGGTGAACGCTTCGAACGTTGGCGATCCACTGACCACCACCAATGGCCACAAGTTCATCATCAGCATTCGCCGCATCAACGGGACGTCGATGTATACGCAGAAGGCGCTGCAGTAATG